GCGTGATGTCAGCTTTACATTCTCTGATGGCTCTGTGCTTGTGCAATTTGAGTCAGAAGCCAATGAAGTGTTCAAGAACAAGTACAATGAATACAAGGAATCTCAGCTACTATACCGACTACCAGATGCTGATTTCTCTAGGCTTCCTCATGAGTTGCTATTTGAATATATGTTCCCAACTGTGAAGTCTGATGAAAGACTGTCCACTATCAAGAGACTGGGTGATCCATCAGACTACTTAACACCTGACTTGATTACAATGCATCACGATGCTGTAGTAGTCACTGAACTTAAGACATGTTTCTTCTCAGATATGATGCAATCCAGAAAGCAAGAGGTGATTGATCTTTATGAAGCAGAGATTAAGAGAAGAGCAGACATCCTGGGAATCAGCTATGAGCTAGAGTACATAGTGGTGTCTAGAGAGAAATTGATCACTAACAGGAAGACTAGCTTGCCACCTGACATCTGCGATTTATACTCCTGGTGTGCAACTATGAAGTCATTGGCAACTCAAAGTGGCTGGGGCTACGAGAGAGAAACAGGCTTTAGTGAAGATCAGAAGCAGCTGCTATCAGACTTGACCAAGATGGTCATACCAGATAAATCTATCTCTCCCATAATTAGCCGAGAGCTGGTAGATCAGTGGAAAAGTCGACCAGAGAAGACAGTCATGAAAGAGGCTAGATCCAGGTTTGCCACTGCACACGCAATGTCTCACAAAGACATAGTTTCATCGATGAAGATGCACACTAGCCCAGAAGATCTTGTGAAATCCTATGATGAGAGATGTGTGAGCACAGTTAGTAAGTACTGGAAAGACCATGATGAGCATCACAACTCTGTAAGAACTGACAATAAAGCTGTCGTGCAACTGCCTTTGTTCATATGCAAGCTGGATAATCGTGAATCAAGCTCTTCTGACCGGATTGCCGACCTAGCAAAGTTGAACATTCTACCAAATAGAGCACACTCCAGGCTCTGGATATCAGCTATCGAGTGGGCTAACAACAACATAGAAGGGTCTTTCAAAGACCTGCCAACTGAGAGAATAGATGTGCTAATAGATGAAGCAGATGAGAAGGAAAGGAAGAATCGACGAAGGAAACACTTCAGAGTGAAACCTAGATACTCTGAGGATGACAAAGTCAAGCTTGCCTCTGTTGGCATAGAGTCCAGGAAATACAGAGAAGACACAGTTGTGCAATCTCTCATTGAACAAAAGTCAAAAGGGTTTAGGTCATCAGCTTCAGTATCTGACATAGACTCATTCATAAAGAAGTTCCGACTTTCTCACATGAGTGAAGACTTCTCACCACTTTTTGAAGATATGGAAGACTTGATTGACAGAGCTACTGAGATCATGAGTCAGAGTTCTGCCAAGAACAAGTTTTACAATGACTCACGTGAGTTCTGTAGAAGTTTCTGTCAGACAAATCTAGGAGTTGCTCTCGAGCAGCTAGATATGATCGTTCAGGAGGTAAACATATCCAGGCAGCAATACTGTAATGCAGGAGAATTCATATTGAAATCATTGCCTGCACTGGGGATACACATACTGATCAAGTCAACCAATCCCAACTCTCAGATCTTCTTTTCGGTGTTAGTCAAGAAGGATGATATGATTGAGAAATTTGATCTGCCATTCAAGACCATGCACGACTTTGGAGATGTGTTCATCAGTGAATTTGTAAGCTTGAACCAGCACTCATGCACACACTACTTGTACATACGTGAAAAAGCCATGTCTCTGCTGGCTATGTGGATGTCACTTCACTCAGTCTACTTGTCGACACCACTATCTGTCATACCAGCCGACTGCCATGATCATTTCAATGCCAG